AGTCGAGTTTTTGTATGCTCCAGCAAGGTGAGCAATGACCCAAGCGAACTGGTAAGTGTTAAGCTCCGATGTGGCGAACTCAGCAACTTGGTCAAGTCCGTCTGCATAGACTCTATAGACTTGTATGCAAAATCTGTCAGCCCAATCTGAGCTGCCGTAAGCTGGGTCTGCCCCGATAACGTAGTAGGCGGTATCAATCGGTTGTTGCCATACCCGTAGCGTTGCCAAACGGTCTGAGGACGGTAGGCACTCTGTGTCTTGGAAGAGTTGTCCAAAGGCATATCTATAACATTCGTAGTCGAGGGTTTTGGCGTGTTTGGCTGCATCTGTACACCTGCTGTTAGAAAAGAAAGAAGTTCCTGTCATCACAAAAGCATAGTCCTCTGTAGGTGGAAACTCTTGGTACATCAGAGTTTCGTCTTTGATTCCCTCTGCCATCTTCCACCGCCACCATGCCATCTGCCTAGAGTTTACCTCTACACCGTAGAGTTTTTTAATCTCTTTCACCCATTCTTTTTCTTCTGGTTTGAGTTTTCCATCCCAGTAAACTTTGTACTCTTTAGAGTCTGCCTCTACTGAGTAATACTCGTTACGCCACCATCCACAGAATATTGCACGCTGGGTTCTAGCTCTCTTAGCAGTCTTGTACATATCGTGAAACATATTGAATCCCTGTGCGGTAGATTCAAAGATGTACAGACGTTGAGGGTTCTTTTCTGCAAGAGAGGCAATCAGGGAGGCTAGACCTTCGTCATTACCCCAAGATGCGGTTTCAGTAGCGTGTAGATAAGTGATAGCCTTACCTTGCCCCAGACGAGCTTTGTTTCCCGCAATCTGATAAAAGATTCTTGACCTGTTTTTGAGTACCATCTGGTTTCTATTGTGGGCAACCAGTGGAATCTTGTACTCTTTGGGAAGACCGTCAATATACATTCCCAGAGTGCTTCTGAACATATCCCTGTTCTCTTCTGTATCGCTAACCAGCGTACCTTGCCATCCTGGGTGTGTGAACTGCCAGTATAAATCGAGGGCAAGAGAGACAGTTGTGATTCCAAGTTGACGACCTTTCAAAATGACAAAGAAGTGTACATCCTCCTTAAGTCCTTTGTCTATCTCTTGCATCACATACGTCTGTGTCCCCAGGAGCTTACCCATCTTCTTGAGACCTTCTTCTTTAGTCTCAATCTTCAGCTCGGCACAGAACTTATAAAACTTTTGCAGGTCAAAGTTCATATTTACACGGTCTAAATGCTTCTAAGGTAAAAGAATTGTTTTGTATTGCTTTACAGGCACTCTCAAAGATAAGTGCGTTATCAGGAGTCCTTCCCTGGTACAAATGAAAGATACCGCCTTCAAAGTGTGTTCCTATACCGTACTCACCGTAAGTGTGGAGTTTCCAAATACCTTCTGCAGGTGGTTTAAAGTAATGTGTTGGGTAAATGGTCTTGTAAGGTATCTTCATCATCTCTGCTGCGTAGCTGACGTTCTCAGCCACATCACACTGCTCTGTCTCTAAGAAGGTAGGTCTGTTCATCAGCTCCAGTCCTTCTTTAGAGATGGCAAAGAAAGCAGGAGCAGCAAAGATATGTGAGTAAGGAGGTATGTGGTTGCTTACCTGTGCTATACCCACAAATGACTTGTTAGCGTGTGCCCAGGCAATAGCCTTGTCAACTATGAGCTTGTTGGTAGGTACGCAGTCAATATCTAGGAATAGGACAACATCTGCTTTTGTACTACGCATCACACCGTCCATCCACTCACCGTGGCGAATGTCTTGAATGGTGTAGTTGACATTTAACCCTAAAAACTTACAAGTGTCGGTATGAGCCTTAATTATCTTGGGGTCAACGGTTGTCCAAGCAAGTGAGTGTATTTCTATTCTTGTGATTGCTCCGCCCTTCATAACGTCTCCCCGTGTTGTTGATAGTGCATTTGTAATTTGGTTGTGTAGTTGATGGTGGGTCTTGTAGACCTGGCAACTTGTATATCAAGTTTCTTAATGGCTTGCCAAAGTATTCTGTCCCCAACTTGTGCCTGTTCTTTTGTTTTGAACATCCAACAAGAATTAATCCCGTATACGGACTTGTTAATCAGGTAACAGTTGGTATCGTTAAACTCATATCCGTCTGACTCTATATCTACACCCAGAAAGTCCCCATTTTCTTTAAAAAGGTTTCTAGGACAAGTCACTATAGGCCTACCTGATTCCTTCATCACCCCTACCATTCTTTCTATGTGGTCAGGCTCATACCAGTTATCAGCGTCCAGGAAAGCTATAGCGTCATATCCCCTGCTACTTGCTACAGCTGCTCCTATACCTCTGGGCGTATCTCCGTAGTCACCAGCGTTAGGCAAGATGAGATGCTCGACATTAAAAGAAAACCACTTAGGAAAACCATCTGACACCATAAAGTGAGTAATGTCTGTGTAAGTTTGCTTGACAACACTGTTGTGGCATCTGGAGAGAACTTGCATACTCTCTTTGTAATAAGGGGTAATAACCGCAATCTTCATAACTTATCTAAATCCCACTTTGAAATAGTCTCTGCAGCATCTCTGTTTCTAGCGCACCTAATCAACTCTTTATAAACAATATCAGAATACTTCTCCTTCCACTCTTTAGCCAAATACCTTTTAGACCCAGGACTAATGCAAGACAACGCTCTTTGCATCTCCCGCTTGAGTCTCAATCTTGAGTTGTACAGACGCATCTGCGTATCCTCTGTTGTATCCATATGCCAACGCTTTCCCCATATTGTTAATCAACTCTATCCTGTGATGCTCAGAGGTGAGCAAAGCCTCTACCAACACATGGCAGTGCTCCCGCAACTCATCCTCATTCATCCACAGTAGTTCTATCATCTCACTCCTCGTATCCGTAATGCTTAAACAGATAAAAATACATCAACTTCTCCCATCTCATGCTTGGTCCATTTTTACTCCAGCAGTGACAAAGTTCATCTTGATGCCAGTAATAACAACGCTCTGCCATTTTTATCCAGTAACTAGACCCAAACCTGTTTTTCATTTTGTTCACGCCACCCTCCACACCCGCAAGTTGTCACCCTCTGCCTTACTAGCAAACTTATATCCCAACCTCTTACTAGCCCTGTAGTTGGCATTAAGAACCTTTGCCCTAGCCTGTACAGGCACAGTAAAACTATCCCCCACATCCATCTCCTCATAAGGATATGCGTACACCACCCTCGGCATAGGCAACACACTACCCTTCTGTATTTCTAATATCTCCATATAATCATCTCCACTCATAATCAAATAATAACATATTTATTGTGAGCAGGACATATGAATTTTTTTATGGGGGGGGGATAAGTGGGGGGCACGCACACAACGCTACTCAGTCCCATTCAGTCTCCACGCACTCGCATGGTGATGACTACGCAACAATGACATGGTGACCATAACCAAATTGAGCACTAAGGGAGGGTTACAGATATTATGTTAAATGCGAGATAGAAGGGTTAAATACCCCGATAGATATTCTTAATCGCACATTGATAATACATAGTAGATATACATACACTATCATACGTATTGATTCAATAGGATATTTATATATATTGTAGCACCTAAATTACATAAGTGTTTACTAACTTATAGTTTAATACTTAATAACTCATACAGAAAATCTATTGACTATTGATTATTGATAGAAATATTTATTTAATTTAGTTATTGACTTATAATTATCTAATCATATAATCATACATATGCAAACAATAGTGTTTGCTGTAACTCACTCCTAATGAGGTAATTATGCAAAAAACAGATATAGCGAAAGTTATTACTAACTCAATTATTGAGCAGTTAGAAAGTGGTGTAGCTCCCTGGGTTAAACCCTGGTCTACCAAAGCAGGTGGTAACGTACCTCACAATCCTAGTTCCAAAACCAACTACCGAGGCATAAATTTTATTTGGCTCTCACTAATGCAGTCAAATGGAACATTTGGCAGTAGCAATGCTTGGATGACTTACAAACAGGCTCAGAGTATAGGTGCTCAGGTTCGTAAGGGAGCTAAGGGCGTGCAGGTGGTATTTTATAAACCATTGTCAGTTACTGACAAATTTGACCCTACAGTAACCAAATTAATCCCTATGATTAAAAGTTATACAGTGTTTAACACTGACTGGATTGACGGGTTGCCTGAAAATCCAGTAATTGAGAATCCAGCGACTGAATTTCAATCACTTGAAGAGTGTGAGCAGTTTATAGAAAACACTAAGGCAGTAATAAAGCATGGTGGGGATTCTGCTTTTTACACTCCTACACTGGATTTTATCCAGCTGCCAAATAAGACAGATTTCAAATCTAATGCCGATTATTATGCAACTGCATTGCATGAGTT